CAGCTTTACCGACGACACGATTTGCACGGTGGCGGTAGCCGATGCGATACTGCGCGGAGAGGACTATCGGACGAGCATCCTGCGCTGGTGCAGGAAATACCCTAATCCGATGGGTGCATACGGGGCGTCTTTCGCCTTGTGGCTCAATTCTCCCGATCCCCAGCCGTATAACAGTTTCGGTAATGGCGCGGCGATGCGGGTCAGCCCTGTCGCCTATGCGTTCGATACGGAGCAGGAGGTGATTCGGCAGGCGATGGAAACGGCGAAGATCACGCATGACCATCCCGACGGAATCATCGGGGCGATGGTGGTTGCACGGGCGATTTACCTGATGCGGAGTTGCGATCCTTTCTGCGATGTTTTGGCCCTCAATCAGGCCCTCGAAATGGTTGGGATGTTCTACGGTGCGGACTGGGAGCATCACCTCATTCCGAGGGGTAAGTTCGACGAAACGTGTCAGGGGTGCGTTCCGCTGGCCTTTCATATCATCAAAGAGAGCGATTCATTCGAGGACGCAATCCGCAAGGCCATTCTCTACGGCGGTGATAGCGATACGCTCGGAGCTATCGTCGGATCGCTCGCAAAGGCCCGTTTCGGTGTCAATCTTACGACCATAGAGGCCGCGATGAGCTACCTGCCGGAAGATATGCGGAATGTTATTAAGAAATTTTATGCAACGTACTGATGAAAGAATCCGATTTACTGCAATACTGCCGCTATTATAAGGGCGAGCGGGAGAACCCATACGAGGGGAAAGATCAAAACAAAATGATGCTTTGGCTTTACGAGCGGACATGGGTTCACGACACTATGGCGGTCATTGCAAGAGGCGATGTGAATGCCTCTGAAAGTCGAAATCTCGACGAATATACTGCGGTCGGATTGGCAGAGTTCGAGAATGCGGACGGAGTGCCGATTACCTTGAAATCCCTGCTGTTTAATCGCTATGCACAGGGCAATATGTCGTCGATGATGGATTGTGTCGAGCCGTTCAAGAAATTCTACAAGCGATACTACAAGTAAGGGAGCGCAATGAACTGCACCCCAAAAGTTGGACATAACTTTTGGGGTGCAGTTCACAATCGCGCTCCCTTTGTTTATTTGAGCTGTCCGATCATTTGCAGATAGATCGTTCTGCCTTGCCTTTTGAGAACTCGGAATTGGCTGCCTCGCTGTCCGATCCACTCCTTTTCCGATCTTACCGATTCGACCGATTCTCCGTCCCATATTTCGCCGTCATACTCGAATTTGTTATAGTCGGTATAATGAGAAAACGGTTCGGCATAAACGCCTTTTGCTCCTTTGGGAACCACGATCACCAAATTGTATGAATCGCTGAATCCTCCTGACCTATGGATTGCCGTCGAGATGAACCCTTTATCAACGAATATATCCCCAACTTTCAGATCTCCGAGGCCATAGCCGAGTTCGTTGATCTCGAAGCTGCCGACGCCGCGTCTGACGACGGTATTTTGAGGCATGGAGAACTTTTCAAGTGCCCTCGTTAGGATAGGCAGGTCGTGTTCAAACTCATCGTTGCCTCGTGCCCCGTAATAGGTCTGTCCTCGCAGCGGCTCATTCAGATAGCTGTAAGTCTGCGTGTACTTTGTCAGGATGATCCGCTCCTCTTTCGTCAGGCTCTTCCATATGCTTCCGGTCATGGAGCGCAATCGGGCATCTGCATCATCGAATGTCTCGGATTCATATTGGTCGAGAAGTCGATTTATCTCCGCCTTGCTGATATTTGGCAAGGTGAGAGACTTGATGACCTTTTTCGCGTCGCGCCGTGCCTGCTCCATCTCGCGTTTTTGCTTCTCGGCGACTGCGAGTGAAACCTTTTGCTTGATAACAGCAATATCCTCGTCGTTGGCGATGGCATGCTTTGCATCGGCAAGGAGCTTTGCGACATTGAGGCTCTTCGGATGCGCTTCGGCCCATTGCTCGACAAGCGCGACATCTGCCATCGCTTGTTTGAGCGAAATCTTATAATTGACGGCGTTAAGCTCCTTGATGTATGCCTCCTGCGATACTTTCCATGTCGGGTACTTTTCCTGAACGCCTTTCATGTTGCCGCCGAGGAAGTCGAAAGCCTCGAAATGCAGCTTTTTCGCCTGCTGTTCGAGGGATAGGCCCGACCAGCTCTCGATCTTCGATTTGACGGCATTATACACCCCATGCAGTTGATCCATCGTGAACTGCTTATGCCATGAGTGAGCATTGGGGATGATGTCGGCGAGAGCCTGCTCCGCTTTCTTGGCGGCGAGGATGGCTTGCGCCACTTTCTTGGTCTCGGTCTGCATGGCCGACAGATCGCCCGCGTCGATATACTTTTGCAGGGCGGAGTAATCGACCTCGCCATAATCCCCGGCGACTTTGGCGATGTTATTCGCCGCCGTCTTGATTTGCTGGTGCTTCTTCTGACGTTCGGCCCACGCATTACGGATCGCCGCCTCCTGTTCTGGCGTTCGGGCCTCATGGCGTAATGCCGCCTTTTCCGCGATTGTAAGCTCTTTCGGCTTCGGGTCGAGTATCTGGTCGATAGCCGCCGAGTTATTGCGAATGAAGTAGGGTTCCGTGCCTCTATCGCGGGATGCAAGGATATTCTCCTTGTTATCCCGTACCCAATCCTTGAAATTAGCCGGATATTCGGAGATCTGCTTGCCTCGCGGGGTGTATTTCTCGCCTTTGAGAAATGCCTCCGTAACTTTCGCCATCTCGTCCTCGTCGATCAGGATAGGCGTTGCAAAGCAGAAGCATTGCACATGCCAGCCGTCGAATACGAAATCCTTTGGGTAGTCGCCTGCCAGCTTGTCGCAGATGTCTTTCTTCGGGTGATTCTTCGATAGCTGGATGCGCTGACCGAGGACGAAATCCATCTGCTGCCACCGCTCATTGTCGGCGCGGCGGTAGGCGATGTTTGTCTCTGACCTCGCAACGCGCATGGCATTCTTGGCCGAGGATTTGTAAACGCCCGATCCGGTTTTGTAGTCGCTACGGTCGTAGTCGATCCATCGGTATTTGCCCGTTTTCTCGTCCTTGATGCGCTTTTTCCACTTCCGCCCGTAGATAGGCTTGCCCTGCTCGTCTTCGCCTTTCTTGAAGCGGAAACGGCGGAACATCAGGTCGGGGTCGTTCAGGTATTGCCGGACTTTGCGGGATATGGATTGCGCCGAATCTCCCTCGCCGATGGCGACGGTCATGGCGATCTCCATTTCATCGCGGAGCTGCTGAACCGACTGCCATATCCGTTTTGAGAGATTGAGGCCGTTCTCCGTTCTGTTGGTGAAAGCATTCATCGCCGCCATATTGCGGTTGTTCCATGCGCTGAACTCCGGACTGGATAATACCTCTTTCCCAAAACATGAGGAAATGAGTTTATCGCATGCGTCGTTGGCCTTTTCCCATTCGAGCGTGATCCCCTTTTTGATAGCTGTCGTAGTCGTCGAATGCAGTTGCCGGAGCAATGCCTCGACTTTCTTTTGGATTCGCATATTATCCCCGTCGAAAGAGTACATGACCCCCTCGTCCAGCGTCGGTACGGATTTATTGAGAGCGAGGATTTCATTCACCGTTGCGGCGAATAGCTGCCTCACTTTCTCGGCGTAAGCCTCCGTGCGCTGGATGCGCTTGATGGTTTCCGCTTTCGGGTCGGGAGAATATGCCTTTTTTGCCATTTGCTACCTACTTCTTCTGCTTCTGTTGCTGCTTTTTCTTCGGATCATCTTCATCTCCGTTTTCATTATCGTCGGGGGCGTCGTCGCCATCCGATGCGGATTGCGGGCCTGCACCCTCGATGTCGCCGAATATCTGTTGCTGCTTCTGCGCCCGTTCCTCCTCTTCGGCTTTCAGACGCTCCATTTCGAGCTTCTTATCCTTGACGAGAGGGTTCAGTTCTACGCCGGTTTCGGTTGCCATGATACCGCCGTCGAGGCTCTTGATGATATTTTCGAGGGCTTCCGCGATGTCGTCCCCGAACGGTTCTTGGAACTCATGCCCGATTTTCAGATTGTCGCATTCAGATTTCAGACTTACGTCGAGGACGTTGCTGATGATCGACGTAATGAGCGAAGAGGTGCGCGATAATAGCTCGTCGTGGGTTTCCTTGTGCTTGGCCGCCTTGATGTCGGCAAGCAACATCACCGTCCGCAGGGCCTTTCCCGACAGATTGCTCAACGATTTCAGCGTATCGAGTGAGATATTCGGGGTGAACGACTTGGAAAGGATATGATTCTGCAACCATTCGATTTCCTGCTTCTTGCTTTCCGGCGCACTATCCCATGTCAGGTACTTCGCCGCCTTGTCCACGCCCTCGGAATCGTTCGTTACGAGCAGTTTCGCCGCCTCTTTCTTCTCCGGCAGGTTCTTG